CCAGCGGCTGGATCATATCCCGCAACAGCCCGGCCGTCTTTGCCATCCATCTGGAGAGTGAGGGCGACGATGCAGTCGGGGAAGGCTACGTAACCGTCGAGCGGACTGCTTGCAGCAACGGCATGTCCGGCTTCGAGTATCCCTTCAAGGCCACAATCATCATGCCCGACCAGACGGTTCTCGATGGTTGCTGCAGCAGGCTGGCGGCGCCCTGAGGCTCATCGTCCCCCTGAAATGCGCCGTGCCTCGGCGTGCCAGCGCAGCAGCTCAGTCCAGTCCATGTCGTCAAACGCGGTCAGCGGCGTCGACAGCACATGCGCAGTGTCGGCAACGACGCCGCGCCATGCGCTCATGCCGGGGCCTTGGGCAAAAAACTCCCGAGCACCTCCGAAACCGCTGCGAAGTCGGCGGCATCCATCTCGTCCATGGCCTCCAGCGGCAGATCGCAGAGAGCCGCGGCCATGGCGATGCCCTGGTCCAGTTCCGTTCCTTCCGGCTCGCGCATCTTCTCCATGGCGCGGAGGTCCCTGACCTTCGGGCGGCGGATGGTGACTTCGGTGATCATGCGCTCCTCCACCCTGATGGGCCTGACGAGCTTCACGCGGGCGGTTTCAGTCATGTGATCGTCTCCCGAAGATATTGCCATCAGCGCTGGATACGCAGGATGCGGCGCTCGTCATCGTTCTGCGAGACACCATCGAGCCGCCATTCAGTCGAGAAGAAGTCCCAGAACAGCTTTTCCTTCTCGTTGAACCAGAGCTCGTAGTGCATCACCTCGTTGATGGCGTATTCGTGCCCCTGCAACTCGCCGCGCTGGAAGGCATCAGGCTCGATCTTGCCGAGGCGGCCCTCGATGATGGCCTTGGCCTCGATTGCAACACCGGTCCGCTTCTCGCGGATCACCCCGTAGGCGGTGAACACCTTCTGCCGCGACGAGCCGAGGCCGAACTGCGTCAGCAGGTCCGGGTCCCAACCGTTGAGCTTGAAGGTGGGCTCCAGCTTCTGGATGCCGACCGCCACCTCGATCTGGACGCGCGAACCGCCGGCATGGTGGTCTTGGTACATCTCCTGCAGCGTCGGCAGCTTCAGTTCGGCAAGGGTGAGGTGCTTCGAGGCGGTTGGGTCGTGATCGCCTGCGAAAAGATTTGCCGCTTCCATGACGTGGATGGTGCTCATGGGTCGTACTCCCTGTCAGATATTGATCAGCCGGTGACAGCGTCGACCTGGGCGAGCAGGTCGTCGAGCAGCGCGTCGAGCGCCGGGCGGTAGCGTGCCGACTGGATGCCGAGATACCGGAGGACCGGCGCCTCCTCCGCCGCGAAGTTCACCGTGAATCGGCCCTGCCGGAGTTCTTCGGCCGAGTTCTGGTCGCGGGTGAACTTGACCTCGTAACCGAGGATGTCGCCACCGGCCTTGAGGTCGCGCATGGCAAATCCCATGGTGTTGAGGACCGCCTGGATGGTCTGGCCGGTGAGATTGAAGCGCCCGAGATAGAAACGCAGTGTGCGCAGAAACATCAGGTGGATGTAATCCCGTCCGCGCGTCACATTGTAGAAGCGCCAGAGATCGTCCTCGCCGGCATTGTCGGTGCCGACATAGACGAAGCCGCCGGATGCGATGGCGGTCTCGACGCCGAGTTCGCCCCGGAGAAGGACGCCGACATTGTGCGAGAGAAGGCGCTGGCCTTCCGTTGCGCCATCGGTCAGCGAGAAATTGATCGGCCGCGACGGCCCGACGATGCCCGCCACCGGCTGGTTCGCCCAGCTGTGGAAGGGGCGCCCCTGCTTCTCGTGATCGCGCCTGACACCAATGCCGATGACGGCGGGCGAGAGCGGCATGACCGCCACCTCGCTTCCCGCCATGACCCGCACGGCGGGATCAACCGGAATGAGTCGACTGGAAGAGATGGTCTCGCGCCAGTCGATGGCGGCCTGCTCGGTCGTGGCGGGGCCGTCCACGACGGCATGGGCGAGGAGCTTGTTGCAGAGCGCGGGCAGCGCGGCACACACAGCATTGGCATCGGCGCCCGTCCGCTGGCTGGTGAAGCCGGGGGCACAAAGCAAACGAGGGATGATGCCGAGCAGCGGCCCTGCCTGCACGAAGGCCTCGAGACCCGTCGAAATTCCATTGCCCACAATATTGGCAATGGTCTCGTTTACGGTATCCCCTTCCTCCACCCGCACCACCACGACCTTGGCCGCCACCTGAAACTCGCCCAACTGGGCATTGATCAGGGTGAGGGCATCATGAATTGTACCTTGCGTGCCGAGCGCCGTGCGCTTCGCCGCATCGTCGGAATAGAGGAAGACCGGCGTATCCAGCGGAAACACCACGGGATCTGCCTCGGGCGCGATGCCGATGATGCCCACCACCGACATGTCGCTGTAGACGGCGGGACGCGGCTCATTGTCGATCCGCGTGATCGAAATGCCAAAGGTCGGATCGGACATCAGGTCTCTCCATGACAGGAGCCCGCCACATGGGGATTCCGTGCAGCGTGCGATGGTGAATTGGGGGCGGAATCAGAAACGCAGAAGAACTGGGATCAGAAGTCGATCTCGGGTGTTGTGATGGCGAGGTCGGCCTTCTCGGCGGACTGCAGAAGCACCTCGAGGACGAGGACCTTGTTCGTGCCGGATGCGGGCGAGCCGTAAAAGCGGACAGACCGGATCCAGCCGCCCGCGCCATCCTCGACGATGCCGGTCACCTCGATGTCCTTCACGGCGGAGATGGACAGCTTCTGAGACAGCTGCGCGATGAGCGACTGCGTCATGAGTTCATTCCTCAGTAGCTCCCGCCATCCGTGATGGCATCAAGTGCTGTCTGCAGGTTTGACACCTGCGCGATGGTGTGGCCGTGGCTGCTCTCGGCCTTGGAGGCGAGCACGCTGACGAGGCCTGCAATGTCCGACATGCCAAGAACCACGACGCCCTGCCGCCCGTTGACGGAGGTCACGGGGCCGGATGCAAGGACAGCTTCGGCTGCTTGTGCCGCTGCTGCGGCGTCCCCGGCCGCCTGCTGGGCCAGTTCCAGCGTGGTCTGAACCGCCGTCGCAGCCTCGAGCACGGCGACACTGATGCCGGCGGTGGCCGAGATGACCCAGTCATCATGCAGGGCGTTTCCAATGGCGCCATTAACCAGCACCACGTCGAAGGCGAGACCGCCGCTGGCACGGTCATAGCCATCGACACAGAGAACTGCATAATCCTGCTCCGTGCCATCGGCCTGCCGGGTGAGCAGGAGGTAGGGTGTGGGCGTGAACAAGTCGCGCTGGGCGGGATGGTCAATGACCAGCGAGGTCTGAAGACCTTGCGTGACAATGAGCGGCGTTGCCGATGTGGCGACGAGGAAGCCATTCTCGGAAGCAGCCTGCACCTTGGCGAGAAGCGGCCCCAGCACCTCGTTCACCCGGTTGAGCCCGAGCGCTACGAGTCGGTCGGTATCGCCCGTGACTGAGGCGACCTCCTCGCCCAAGGACCCGATGGCTTCGGCAATGAGCCGATAGCGCCGGTTGAAGAAGTCACGATCCAGCGCTTGGTTGTCCCGGACGCGAAGGTCCTCGAACCTCAACATGATGCCGTCATTCCATCAGCATCGGCTCGGCGGTCGCGATCGCGTCCGCTGCCTGTTCCTTCAAGGCATCATGGACCGCGGCCTTCACGGTATATCTCGAGCCGGGGTTGAAGTTCATGCCGGAGGCCGAGACGGGCCTGCTGACAGTCAGGCGATAGTGGGTGGGCTTCCTTGCCATGGCTCATGTCCCTCATGTGTTGGCGTATTCGACCATCTCGGCGACGTGGAAGGTCTCGGCCGCCGTGGTCGTGGCGCCTGCGATCTTCACGGCGTACTGGGTCTGGCTCGTCATGTTGAAGACGCAGGTGCGCCTCAGGGTGCCGTCGGACTGGATCTGATCCTCGACCACATCGGCGGTTTCCGTTCCAGCAAGCGTGCTGCCTGTGAGCAATGTGACCGTGCAGTCGTGCTTCGCCTCGTCATAGCCCTGGAGGTCGATGATGACCTTGACGCTGGTGGTGGGGGAGCCCAGCGTGCGCTTGGTACCGATCCAGGTGAAGGCTGTCTTGTTGCGGCTCACAACTGCCTGCGAGGCGGAAAGGCCGAAGCCCGGCATCAGGTCGGAGGTCCCGGTCAGCACGGCGCGGAGCGGCAGGATGGCGGGGAGGCCCGACAGGTTCGGGCCATTGGGCGGCGCATCGAGGGGTAGCCAGGCGCCATTGACCTGCACCTCGAAATCAGTCCGGCAGGCGGGTGGCGTGATCCCCTCGTTCAGGATGTCGATGTCGAGAATGCCACCCGCGAGCTGCAATGCGGTCAGCTCCACGACAACCCGGGGGGCGTCGAACTTCGCGAAATAGAGCTTCATCTTCATGTCGGAGACAAGGTTCCCCGCGAAGAAGGCGCCGTCCGTCGAGACGAAGAAAGTGCCCTGCACGACGCCATTGTCGGTATTTGTCATGGCGACGTAGTGGTCGCCCGTCGTCACCAGCACGATGGCATAGCGCCGCCCGGAACGCAGGTAGGTCGGGACAACCGGCACAGTGGTCTCGACCAGCGCCGGGAGTGCGGCATTCTGCGCCGTGCCGCCGATCTGAATGCTGGCGGCAGGAAGCACCGTGCGGGAGATCACCCGGCCGAGGTCAGGCATGCCATAGGCAGTCTCGCAGATGAGGATGTTGACGTCGGCGGCCGTGGCCTTGCGCGAGAAGAAGAGGCCGATCTGCGAGAGCCAGCCATCCTGGCTGTTGAGGAAGGTCTGGGCGATCTGCTGGCCGTTGAGGGTGGCCGTGCTCTTCACCGCGTCCCAGTAGGGCTCCTCATAGGTATCGAGCCAGTACTGTGTCACCCGGATGAACTTGTGGTTGATCGCGGCATTGGCCCGGTCGGCGGCGGCGACCTCCCAGCTCTCGCCATTGATGCGGAAGATGCCGGTGACGGGATCATAGCTCCCCTGCCGCCACCAGGTGGAATTGGTGCAGACGGTCTTGGAGGAGCCGTACCGGCGGCGCT